AGGTTAGTTGGCATTGGTTATGTCCTTACTACTTTTACCCCAAGGGTCATCCATACACAACCTGTTGCCCCGTAAAACGCGCATCCCAGCGAATGTTTGTTGCGGCCAAGCCGACAACTTGAACGCGGTAGATACCACCTGTGGTCGTGTTCATGGTTGGTACAGTGCCAAGCGCGAGGCCGTTGTAGACCGTCGTTGTTGTGTTAGCCCGCAACGTCGGCGTGCCAGTTCCAACTCGTTCACTTGTGAAGTCAATGCTGAAACTGGAACAGACCCCCGCATCGCTTACCCCCGTCACCCACACAGTGCCGTTGACAATGCTGTTTGCTGGTTGTGTGGGGAAATTTGCAGTGCCCGCCGCAGACAATCGCGTGACAGTGGTGTCGGTGGTTTCTTGAGAGGCTGTCCAATCAAGCCCCATGTTGTTGCCGACAGTGCCCCCGCGCTGCCTGCCCGAATGTACTTGTGCGCCGATGAATGGAGTCTGACAACGATAACCTGTGGTCACTGTATAGTCATGACCAGACCCGATTCGATGACCGTCACCGAACACAAGCGCACGGCTTCCGTCGATGATGTGGTCGTTACCCCAAGCGAAACTGTAGGTGGCAGCAGTCGTACCGCCCATCGTGATGTTTGCCCCACCGGCACCCATGTGGGTGCCGTTGGTTAGTGTAACTGTTTCCCCGGAGAAAATGGAGCCATAGGTTGAGTCAATACGAGACCCCGCACTGCCAAGTATCACCCCGTTGCGACCGCTGACTGTGCAGGTTGTGGAATTAGAAATCAGGCCACGGAAGCCGCTCTCTGCGTCAGAAGCGCCTGTTTCCAGTTTGCAACCATCGCTTGCAATGATTGCTGCGTAACGCCCGCGACCTTCAATAGCGCAGTTTGTGCCGCCAAGAATTACAGAGTAGTCAGTATCGTCGTAAATAGTATGCAGCGATCCACCAAAAATTGAGGCGTGATCTGCCCCGGTGTAGAGCATCGAATGCTGGCTGGCGATCATCCCAGCCAGAGCGTTGTTCACGTTGTCATAACCACCGAGGATCGCAGCAACGTCCGCAACACCTGCGGTATACGCAGTGTCATTGGCTCGCGTGACGACAGTAGGATCGTCAAGGGGTTTCGTATTATTTACGCCTACTTTGTTCGTATACTGAGCAGCGTATGTCCCGACTACTAGGGAACCGCTAACAGTACTGTCGATAACCGCATTAGTGGTACTGATATTTGCCGACTTAAATATGGGCGTTGAGAGGTAATCCTGCACGGTGCCGCCGCCTGAAGCGCCGATAAGTGCGGCACCGCCGGAGGCAGCTAGAGTCGCAGAAGTGGGTCGTGCATCCAAACCAGACTGAACTGTCCCACCACCGGTCGCGCCAATCAGCGCAGCACCACCAGACGCAGCAAGCGTAGCCGACTTGGCGGCTTCACTATCCAGTTCCGCGATGGCAGTCGGGATGGTCGTGGCAGAGATACCACCCGAAGGGGTGTAGGGAAGATCGCCCACAAGGCCAGCAGCAAGTTGGGACCGATCAATACGCTTCGTCGATGTCGTCGAGCTATCGTAGATGACGAGCTTATCGTCGTTCGCAGATGCTGCGCCAGAGAGCGGATCAAGGTCAGGAATGCGCTTGCCAGCCATGTTTCTATCCTGTGTTGATGGGGGCACGAGGCCCCCATCTGTTACGACGGAGTGACGGCGTTTGTACCATCAGCATCGACCCAAGTCGATGTGTCAGTTGCGCCTGTAGCAACCTTGATCTTGCTGTTGGTCGTATCGAAGACGATAGTCCCAGCAGCCTTACCGGTCGTGTTCACTGCGTTAGCCTTGGCAGCGATCTCAGCAGCCGTGTTGGTGCGGAGCTGGATGTAACCAGTCGTAGCATCAACATTGCCAGTGAGCGTACCTGCGAGCGTGCCACCAGTGACGGTGGCGGTGGACAGTGTGACGTTATAGAGCGTGCCGCCCTGAATAGTCACATTGTCCTGAGTAATACCGCGATAAACACCCATGATAACCTCCTAAGAAGGAGGGGCTGCCTTCCGACCGGGAACTCCCAATCCAGCCAGCAGCCCCAAACCGTTAGCCGCAGTTTGCGACGATGGCCCACGCCTTCAGAACGCAGTCGGTCGGAACCGCAGTGTTCAGCAGAAGGTCGATGGTGTCAGCCGACTTGATAACGGTCGGATTGGCGAGGTTATCCGAGTCCATAGCGACCGAGGTGCACGCGAAGTCATCGCAGTACACGTTGGCAGCAGCCGGAGTACCCCCGGTATACCCGAAGTCAAACGTCGCGGTCGTGTTGGTGGACTCGACAGAGACCACGTTCAGACCGGCAGCGAGGACCACCGAATAAGCCGGGAGGTTGATCACCTGAAGGGTGTCGGTAGCGGCCAGCGCGGTAGCGCCAGCAGCAGAACGAGCGGCAATGATCTCGGCGAAGTCGAGTTCGACTTCGAACTTGTAGACACACGCAGTGTCCGGGTACGCGGCGGTGCCCTTGTTGAAGCCGAGCGAGTCAGTGTAAGCAGCCATTTCAAAAATCCTTTTTGGCTAGACGGGGGGCCGAAGCCCCCCATCATGATCAGAACTGGACCACAGCGGTCGAGAGCGCTTCGCCCTTGACGACCTTGTAGCCATACACCTGAAGACCACGGATGATGTTACCGAAGGTCGTTTCAGAGCGGATGGTTTCCATGTTGGTCATCTGCGAGGCGAAGGTGAAGCCCATCTTGTGACCGGCAATCAGGTTGTACTTGCCCGAGGACACGTACAGGTTGTGGCTCACGTAGAGGGTGAACCGGTCAACCATACCCAGACGGCCATTGCGGACAATCGACTGGCTGTCACCGGTCAGCGAAGCGTCCTTCAGTTCCGACTTCTTGATCAGACCAGCCATCTTGGCAGGAATGACGAGGAAGCGGTCGGCTTCCGGAGCGTTAGCTTCGTCGAGCACGGTGCCCATATCGACGATCAGGTCGATCACCGAGGTGGTACCACCAGCGCCATCCTTGGTCACGGTCAGCGGCGAAGCGTTGGTGCCGAGGTTGAACGAGGCCGACTGCTCACCGGCAGTGGCACCCTTGTTGGTGGCGGCGATGTCCGGCAGCAGGTCGGTCAGAACGCGCTGGTCGATCTTGATCTTCATACGCTCCGAGGCGTCCTTCGACCAAGTGTCCATCAGGTTGATGTCCGACTGCACCTTATCCACGTCGTCTTCGACGCAAGCGAAGTATTCGCCCTTGTCGATGACAAGCTGGAGCTTCGGCTTGTCGGGGTTCTCAACCGTCAGAGCCTGACCCTTGACGTAGTCGCGGATCGTGATCTCCGGGGTGGTGCGGATGTTGACGGTATCGCCGAACTGACGGATTTCGCCTTCGTAGTCGGTGTTCGAGATCGCCGCGAGCACGGTGGCATCGTAGAAGTTCTCGATCAGCTTACCCGACCAGATTTCGGGGATAAAGTTGCCCGAGTAGTTCGGGCGACCGGGGGAAACAGGATACGACATAACAAAGAGTTCCTTCTAATCAAGCATTGGCCATTATACGACCTTCCCGCTGCGCGGAAAAGATGTCGCGTTCGATACGGTCCCGCTCCTGTTCCCGACCCTTGTACTTACCCGACCGGACATCATCGAAGAACTTCTTGATATCCTCAGGCGTGTAGGTCTTAGGCTGCTTGGTAGAGGCTGACCCGGCACCGCGCGAACGGCCCGGAGCAACCTGCTTTTCAAGCTCGACAGCAGGTTTGGGGTTGGATTGAGCAACAGAGGCTTGTCCAGTAGACTCAAGCCAAGTCCGGAAGAATGCACTCACCCGATGAGCATCGAGTGACCGCTGGGCGTCTTCGAGGTACGTCTGACGATTGAGGCCGGTGAGCGGGTCGATATCCAGCAACCAAGACTGGAACCCGTCATCGTCATTAACCTCACGCCAGTTGGGTACGTAGCTAGTCAGATCAGACCAGAACTGCTGTTCCGCCGACATCTGCTGACGCTGCGACACCGCATGAACCTGCGGTACCACGGTCGCCTGCATCTGCTGGAGGAGGCCCTCGATCTGAGCAAGGCGTTGTGCCACGGGGACGAGTTCCTCGCGGCTGACCTTGCGCATCACATCAATCGACTCGCCGTATTCGCTGGCCTCCTGTTCAGAGACATAGCGCACAGGCTCTGCCTCCTTCTCAGTCTGGGCAGCCGCAGGCGGCGACTGTGAGAGCGTAGCAAGCAGTTGTTCCATCTGCTGTACGCGCTGCTCCAGTTCGGACTTC